GCGGAACTTCGCATAATAGGCCCCTGAATAACTCAAAGGGTATCTAACTACCACCCCCGACATAAACGCGTCTCTCCGTGGCGCAAATCGGCACCTACGTCGACGTCTGAGCGTGCCCTGCGGACCCCCTCCTAATAGCAAGCGAAATAACTCCCGCTATATGCAATGTGAATAACTGGTGTGTGGTAGGGACGCCTGGACTCGAACCAGGAACCGCTGAGATATAAGCTCAGTGCTCTAACCGTTGAGCTACGTCCCCGTATATGCATCGTGAATAACTTCTATGCATTATAGGCTGCCGAATAACTGAACCCCTAATAGGAGGCGAAATAACTCAGTCTTCTGGCTCCCGGTAGAAGCCGTATGGGTCCCGTGCCGCAGTGATGTCCTTAATGCATCGCATGCACACGACGAATAACGTTTTTGATTCATCTTCTTGCTCGTAGACCAGGGCAACCTCGTTGCAGAAGTTGCAAATCCCTAGTGGTCTGGGAGTAGGCTCGCTGCCTTCTGCTGTTTTTATAATAACTCCCTATTAGGCGCTGCAATAACTCACGTTTGCGAGGGAAAACGCAACGAATGCGCTATGGGCGTTGAGGGAGGGATTCGGGCGGGGGGTGTCGCAGTGTTTTCGACCCGCCACACCATCTATCAAAACTATCATCTCTTTTATATCCATCAACCCCATCATTATGCACATTCACGCTCAGATATCCACAACGCTGTGCATAAACAGCAATCGCTTACCCCTGAGAAATAATCCCCTCATGCACCGTTTCTCCATCGGCTTTCATACCGTATGCGAGGGATTGGCGCATCTCCCAATGGTTGCTCTGCCCACACATCAACTGCACACGATTTCCACAATCGCATTCACACACCTGCGCTGCATAGCGTGCAAGGGTGAGCCTGAGCTTCCCTTCCTTCCACAGTCCGTAGGCTGATTGCAGATCCATCTTGGCGATCTCTGCTCGCTCTCGTTCGTTCTCTAGTAGTCCGATCATTGGTTTGACCTCCTAGGGTTTGAGTATAAGTCCTATCGGCTTCTATTGTCAAATGCTCCTTTGGGCGTGCCCCTCGCTACGCTCGGGTCGGGCTCTCGCCTCACGGTCGAGCCTCGCTGCGGCGAGTCTCGCCCCTACGGGCTTCGATCCCTCACGTGCGGTCAGTGTCGTCTTCGCTTCGACGGCGCTTCTCGCGCTCGCGGAGTTCGTTCTGTTGTCTCACAGTACCCTTCCCGTTCATCCGCATCCCCTTGCTGCGCTTCTCTACCTTGCGCTGTCGCTGCTCCCAGTTCTTGCTCACTTGGTCTTACCCCACGCCCAGCGTGTCTTTTCGTCAAGGGAATCTCGGGAAGCAAGAAACTGCACAAGACCATGGGCGGACTTGTATCTCTTTTCCGCCTTGTACATTTCCCCCAGGTATTCTTGCTCAGTAAGATATTTCTTGCACAGGTAGGCAAAGCAAACAATCCAATCGTACGTGTGACCCTGATTGGTTTCTATGTGCGCAAGTTCATGCAGGACAACAGCACGAGATGTCGAAAAAAGATAAATCTTTTTTTCGTGAACCGAGGCAAAAGCGCATTCCTCGTCGGAATCTCCGGTCTCTATCTCCACGATGTCGATGCTCTCAAGCTCGGCAACCTTTTGCGCGAAGGTGATAACATCGTTCCAGATTTCGCTAACGGGTGCGCTGTAGACAATCCTAATCGGTATCATCTTCATCAAACTCAAACAGGTGCGCCATGCGCTCACACGGCTTGTAGAGTTTTCTTGCCCTCTTTAACTTCAACTGAAAATCCTCTGGTGGAAGATACTTCTCTAGCAAGTTTAGATAACATCTTGCCCACTTGTCGGTGTGGGGGTTTCTCGCCCAGACGTGCGCAACCTCGTGCAACGCCGTGTCGAAATCTTGGGAGCAGAGCGTGATCTCGTGATGTGAATAGATGCTCGTCCCGTACGGATGCTTTGCGCCCCACACCTTGCGCGTCTTCTTGTGGTAGTGAAGCTTTACCCTCTTAAGGGGTATGTGATATCTGTCTATCACATCCTGAATCAAGTTAAGCGTCGGGTCCCACGAGGTGCGGATCAATGTCGGCATCTCTGATGGGACCACGAGCGTAAACGAGAACTCCCTGGAGGGCTTTGATTTTGACATTTTCAGAGCATACCAGAGGTGAAATCAGACTTCTGGTGTGCGATAATCTACTCTCATAAATTATAGAGCGGAGGAGACCATGATCGTAGACCTTACCCAGCCAACCCTCAAGGGCCTTATCGGGCCCGAGGTGACCATCGTAGACTTCTGGGCGCCCTGGTGCCAGCCATGCAAGGCCATCGACGCAGAACTGAAGCGGCTAAGCGAAATGCGTCCAAACGTGAAAATCATCAAAGTCAATGTCGACAGCAACCCGGCACTGGTAGCCGAATACCACATCAAGAGCATTCCAATGGTTTTGATTTTTAAGGAAGCCACTGCCCCAACGGCAATCACGGGAATGACCCGAGCGGAAGAGATGATCAGAAAGTTTGCCCTTTGAGCAGCATTGCCACGATCACCCGGGTCGAGGGGCATGTCGAGGTTTGGAACGTTGAATTAAACGGTCAAACCCACGTCGCACTCACCCCGGGTGAGGCACTAGATGCGGTGATGTTCATATCAGAGAAAAGCTCAATTTCTATTTGCTGGAAAAACGTTCCTCAAGACTTTGACCCCCCTGGGTGGGCAGACCGTCTCCCCCGCCTACCGCCAAGCGCAACCGCGTAAAACTTGTGCCCGCACATTGGGCACTCTGTCTTTTTTTCGTCTAGGTCCATGGGCCCAGGCTCCATTGCCTGACGCACCAGCCTGTCCATGTCTTCAAGGTCGTAGCCAGTAGAATCAAGGAGACCGTCGACAGCAGTTTCGTAAACCAGCCTTGCCAGAACCTCGTCGTCGTATCCGCCAAGGTCAGAGGCGCGGTTGTCCGCAAGGAGTATCGCCTTTGCCCTGTTATCGTCAACATCTGCCCACTGAACGGGAATTTTTTCCAAACCCAAGATAAGCGCGGCTTTTACTCGGTGGTTTCCAACCAATATTCTTCTTGTGCTTTGTTGGCAGACCACAACGCCGTGCCAACCGTTTTTCTTGATGGATTCAACAATCGCGCCAACATCTCCGGCCCGAGGGTTGTCTGGATGCGGATTTAGCGTTACCGGACTTTCTTCCGTGATTCGCATTAGCGATCCTTAGGAAAGGCCTTTGATTTCCTGTCTTCAAAGATCAGTCTGTCAGCCGTGTACCTTGCTGGCTCTTCGTTTCTTAGGAGAAGCGGGTCGAGAGACTGGTCCTTGCCAATCCAGTCGTGTTTGACAACTCGGTCAGGAACATAAACCAGTTTTCCAAGCGCTTTCCCAACCTCTGTGTACTCGTTGTCAGCAAAGACTGAGTCATATCCCGGGTAGTAGATATACCCAAATCGCTCGTAGTACTTTCGGCCAGCAGCAACGATTGTGCAGTTTTCGTCATAGCCCATGTACTGGTCGTTTAGCCATATGGCGCCGTCAGTATCTGGGAACCTTTCGATAAGCCTAGTCAGCATGATGTCGTCGTACCCCTCCGCGGTGGGGATCATATCGTCCTGCCCGTTAAACACCATATCCCAATCCGCGCTTGCTTTTTCCATGTCTGCGTTAATCGCCTCAATTTTGGTTTTTGAGTTTCCGTAAAAATACTTAATGTCAACGCCGCTGTCTATAAGTCCGTTTAGCCGATCTCTTACCTGTTCATTGTTCATGCTGACATCATCCCCGTCCATCGAAATGACATATTCGATCTGGTGAAGACCAGAGGACATCGAAATATATTTTGAAAGAGTTTCAAAGAAAAGAGCTGGCCTTTGCCTGGTTGGGAACTTTATAAGAAGTTTCACTTTTTCCTCGATCCGCCGGGGTAGTAGTGATAAATCACTCCCTCGATCTTTGATTCTTTCTTCAGATACTGCTGAATTCTGTCGGAGTAGGCTCGGTCTTCTCCGTGGCTAATTTCCGGGAACCCAACTTTCAGAGCATACTTTTTCTTGACGGCGTTTAGGTGATTTGGGTATCGATAGTCAATACCATCCTTCGTGTACCAACCCTCGTAGTCGATGGAGTGAACAAAGGTTCTCGGGGAAGAATTCCCCTCGTAAATAAAGCCAGTAAGGGACGCGCAGTCTGGGTCCTCCTCAAGCGCCTTCATGACCTTATCAATGTAGTCTGGGCTAATCATGTCGTCGTCATCAATAAATGCAACATAGTCGCCCTGGGCCGCCTCAAGAAGTGCGTTTCTTTTTTCTCCGATTGTTCGCTGTCCAGCGTCCGGGAGAAGCATAAACTCGACCTCGGTGGTCAACTGCCTTGTCAGCTCGTCGGTCAACTCCTGGCAAAGCTTGCTTCTTTTTTGAAGCGTCGGGATAAGTATTGAAAGCCTCTTCTCTCCCATTATGAGCCACACTCCTTTTCTTTCGCGCTGGCAATCGATTCAGCAACCTGGTCATAAACCCACGCGTATGTCTTTTCCAGCCCGTCACGCAAAGATATTGATGGTTGCCAGCCAAGCAGTTCTTGAATTTTCGTGTTATCGCTGTTTCTTCCGCGCACTCCCTTTGGCGCGTCAAGGTTGTAACTTCTTTTCAGTTTTACACCAGCGATGTCTTCTACGATAGAAACTAACTGGTTTATGGAAACAAGCTCTGATGAGCCAAGATTCAGTGGCTCTACAATGTCGGACTGGGCAATTTTAATCGTCCCGTCAACGCAATCATCAATGTACATAAACGAACGCGTCTGCTCTCCATCGCCCCAAATTTCAATTTCGTTTTTTCCGGTGATTACAGCGGTGGCAACCTTTCGGCAGATTGCTGCTGGCGCTTTTTCTCGGCCTCCAGTCCACGTTCCCTTTGGACCGTAAACATTGTGGTATCTCGCAACCCTTGTCTCGAGACCATAGTCTTCGCGGAAGTGTCGCGCCATTCTTTCCGAGAAAAGCTTTTCCCAGCCGTATCCGTCTTCAGCCATTGCAGGATACGCGTCTTCCTCTTTAAGCGCGGTGACCTCTGTGTCGGTCTGCTTGTCTGCGGCGTACACACACGCGCTTGAGGAATAGAAGAATCTTTTGACGTTGTTCTCCCTGGCGGCAACAAGCATGTTCGTGCTTACAAGAACTGAGAGCATGCAGTCTGCCTTGTGGTGCTCGATAAAGCCCATCCCGCCCATGTCTGCCGCAAGATTATAAACTTCGTCGGCATCTCGGGTAATCAGTTTGCATACATTTGGATTAGAAAGATCGGCAGCCGGAACAACTTCAGAGGTGCTTTCCTGCTCCCATTCCTTTAGCGGCTTCTTGTCCACGGCTACAACGTGGTTCATTGGGTTTGCCGCAAGGCGCGCAGTAAGCCAGCCGCCGATAAATCCGCCAGCCCCGGTCACAACAATTCTCTTCATGGGCGGCATTATACACAAGTGTGTATAAGTTATTTGACGGTCTAGTTTTAGTTAATCTAAAATCTCTATTGAGACCTTCATTACCCCTCGCCCAAGATCCACGCCAAGGCGCTCCCAGACCTCTGGTGCCAGGTCAATAAGTCGCGTGTCGTCTGGGTCTTTCTTTCTCCCTTGGCAACCGCAATAGTCAGCCACCCAAACCTTTGCGCTCTCGCCGCTTGCAAGAGAGGTGATTCTGATTGCGTACGGCTTGCCCATGTACTTGTGGCCCATGATTTTTCTTAATTTTGGGCCAGCAGCACCATAAAGCTTTATGGCATCGCCCCACTTGTTTGGAAGTGTGTACCACGCGTTATTTTTTGTTGCGTCGTACCACGTTGCAAGACCAAGAATTGCTTTGCCGTCGTATGACTCCGACGGCTCCTCGTCGTACCAACTGTCTCGCTGGTCAGGGGATAATGCATAAGTGACAGATGTCGGAAGTGCTGGGGCGGAGAAAATTATCGCCGCTGAAAAAAGCACCGTCCTGACAGCCATCGCTAGTGACATCGAATCTTCATCTCCCTACGATCCATCTCCTTGTCGATCTCAGAGATTCCACGCATTGCATTGCGAAGATACTCTTCAACCGTCCTGTCGCTCTCTCCGTCCAAGAAGGCAACCCAGCTAAAGGTCAAGCTTCTTGTGGTGTGCAAGTTTTTCAACTCTGCATTCCCCATCTGGTTAACTGGCTTCCTTTTTCGATGCTTCACCTTGCGTCTCCTTCATTTCGTATATTTTTTCCCAGATCTTTATTGCCATATGTCGCGCTTCGGAGTATGCCCCTACATCTGGATTTGTCTCTATGCCAAGAACCTTGCAGAGACCGCGAAGAAATTCCAGGTGCCAAACTCCTTGCACCGCGCCACCCTCTGCCTGATGGACCCTGTAAAAATTGTTAACCCAATCGCTTGGCCAGCCTGAGTTAACGTAAAAATTCGGGTCAACGATTTCCCGCCAGTTGTCACCAACGGTCAGTTGAGCCTTCTTGCCCTGCAAAATAGCGAGGGCCATCGACCTGTTCATATTCGCATTATACCAGAAAAATGGCGCCGTCGACAGGAATCGAACCTGCGACCAAAGGCTTAGAAGTCCCTTGCTCTATCCACTGAGCTACGACGGCGCGCAATGTTTTTCCTTACTTCTTTCCGCGAGCAACAAGCTCGTATGCTGCGCTGCCAACAAGGAAGTGACTCACCCCCAGCTCCTTGGCAATTCTGCCGATTGGCTTTCGCGTCTCAGCCGCTGCCCGAACAGCGTCAAGAAGCGTTACGTCCAACTTCTTGGACTTGAAAGTTTGGCGGTTTCTATTTGCGCCATACTTCTCAACCTCAGATCGGTTGTACATGATCCTTGGGCGACCACCCTTTGGGCCACGACCTGCGCTAACTTTTGCCCATCCGTAGCGCCTAGATGCCTGCACCGCTGCAGAGTAGCTGACTCCGAGAATCTCTGCCGCTTCGGCGATAGAGACCGTTTTTTCTTTTTCCACGACGTACTCCTTTTCTGCTTGGGGTCTTCCATGCCCATTGCCAAGTTAGTCGATATGTTAGCCCCTGTCAAATCCCCCTCATTGTGAAAAGCACTTAAAATCGGTCAACGGGGGAAAAAGGGTAGGGATAAAGGGGGTAAAAGGGTTATGACTTGTTCTTAAGAACCTGAGGTATGAAATACCGAAGGTTCTTAAGAACAAGGAATAACCGGGTACAGTATCCATATGGTTCCTGAGGTACGTAGTACCGAAGGAACCATATGGATAGCTGTACCCGAAAGTTCAAGGTTATTCTAAGAAATACTGTTACCAGGTATACTGGTATCCATAAGAACCATCTAGTACCTGAGATACTGGTTTTATTGTATACAGGAAACCTTCCATGTCAAGACCAAATCACAACTCTGAGCAAGAAAAAACACAAGAGGCAGATCCGGAAGATATTATACGAACATGCCCAAATTGCGGCGAAAGACTGATTGATAACAAGTGTAAGTTGGTTTGCAGGTGCGGTTATTACGCTTCCTGCTCCGACTACCTGTGATTCGTGTATACTTCCGCCCTGGCCGTTGATTTCGGCCCGAAAGGAGCAGCATGAAGTTCATTAGGGAAAACACAAAAGTTGACGCGTGGATGGTGCAAAAGGTTTTGCTTTCCAAGGCGCCAAGAGAAATTTCCGACATCACCAACGCATGCAAGGTGCTTGCGAAAGAATACGGCGTTACGCCAGAAACTCTTAGGTGCTATGCGTCGCTCGGCGTTCCGGCAAGATCAAAAATCAGAAAAATGATTATCAGAGATTTTTATGACATTGATTCACGGGACTCGCGCATCGCAAAAGAAATCAGAGACGCAGAAAGCAATCTATTGCAGTCGATAGAAAACATGGCAAAGACGTTTGAGATCGCGGCAGAGTCAATGCGCGCACTTCGCCTTGCCGTACAAAGAAGAGAGGAAGTAAGCAATGATCATTGACGACCTTATTCCACTGGCCGCAAAAATCGAAGAACTTAAGCCGTGGGGAAAAAATCCAAGAAAGGGCAACGTTGACGCCGTAATGCGATCGCTTGCAAAGTTCGGCCAGCGAAAGCCGATTGTTGCAAACAGGTCAACGCGAGAGGTCATCGCCGGAAACCACACGTTTGAAGCCGCTAAGCGACTTGGCTGGAAGCAAATTGCCGTTGTCTGGGTGGATGACGATGAAAAAACCGCAACCGCGTTTGCGTTGGCGGACAACCGCACGCAAGACCTTGGGTACTACGACGAAGAAGCTTTGGAAGAGTTGATTGCGAGCCTTGACGAGCAGGACCTCCTTATCGCAAGCGGCTATGCAGACGACATGGATATTCCAGAAAACGAAATGTTGCGCCAGTCAACCATTGCAATCCCTTCAGACCCAAATGCAATCACAACGCAGTACACGGACTCGGTTGACGGCACCATCGCCCAGAGGGTCGCGCCGCAGCTGGACCCAAATATGTCGATGATTGTAAAGATTGGTGGCATTGAGTTGAGGCTTGAGCGACAAGAGGCAGAGCCGCTGGTAAATGCTTACAGGAGATATGTCGAAAAGAAAGGAACCGCTACTGGATTCTTCCTCTGGTTGATTGAGGGGAAAGACGTCCCGGAGTGAAAAGGGCCGCCCTGGTGGAAAAGGAGGAAACCACCAGAGCGGCCAAGGGGCACAAGCCCCAGCGGCGGGGCATGGAAGCCGCCGCACAAAAGACTCTACACCATCAGAATTTCTGAACAAGCTTTTCTCCTTTTGCATGTGATAACCTATTGAGATGGCAGCAAAAACAGCAGTAAAGAAGCAATCGGGACCGCCCCCAAGAGTTTTGCTTACGAGCAAGACTTGCTACGAGTGCGGTCGATCCCTTATGTCCAACGATATCTGGGCGTACCGAGAGATTACCTTTCACGGGTTTGCAAAAACCGATGTGAGGCGCTATACTTGCAAGCAGCATGCTAAGAGAGCATAGGGTGGATAAAGAACGTCTTCGTCTTTGCGATATTTGCAAGATGAGGAAGCTTGAGATTATTAGCCTTGGCATGGACAGGGGTAACGGGTTCCAAAACAGAAGCGTCTGCAAGGAATGCCTCCCAATGGTAATGAAACCCAAAAAGGAGATTTAAAATGGCGCTCGTAGACTTCGCGCTACCAATCATTGTAGCGTTAGGATTTTCAACGCTTTGGCACACAAGCCTGATCATGTCAATTGTCAACAGAGAGTCAGATACAAATAGAAACGTTGCGCTTTTTGTGGCAATAACCATATTTGTTGCCAATGTGGCGGCAATTATGTGGATTGCCGCAGCATCGGGTATTGCCTAATGGGGGACAGGAAAACCTTCCAGGAGGTCTTTGCGGAGATATTTAATGAGTCCTGGAACGTTATGATTGACAGACAGGCCAAGTATGGAAATGCAAACATTCAACAGTTAGGCTTATATGGCGTTCTGAGCAGGGTCGCCAACGACAAGATGTCTCGAGTCATGAAAAGTTTGAATGGCACCATTGTCGACGGCAAGGTCCGCTTAGACGCAATTGACGATAAACATCGAGACGAGGCGTTTGAGGACGCTCTTTTTGATATTGCAAACTATGCCCTAATTGCAATTGCGGTAAAGCGGGGCTGCTGGGGCGGCCCACTTGAGGAGAAGACAAAATGGCAGATGCAAATGACCCAAAGTCAAGACATGAAATTATCCACCTTGGCAAGCACGGCCAAGAGTGGATTGCCGTCATTTGGGACAAGCGAGAAAAAAGGATTGCAGGCAGCGCAAACGGAAAAGACCTTGACAGGGTCATCGAAACTTGCCGCGAAGTCATAAGCAGCCTTCAATAATCTAGAAAATTCCCATATCGGATGTATGATCCAGATATGGAGCACGAAGAGATCCCTCTTGTTTGGGCAGAGACAAGCAGTCAGGAATCCAAGAGTTTTTATGAGGCCGCGTTTTTTGCAACAGTCCGCAGCGTAAAAAAGAAAAACGCTGAAGATCAAACCGACTTTGCAGTTCAACAAATCTATCAGTCGGTTGCCAATATCATTGGAATTTACGGCGTAGAAGAGGACAAAGAAAAAGTGACAATAAAGTACTTTTCCCCGTCTGATGGGTATGGTGTGTGGACGTTTGATATTAGGTTTTCAGTCAGGGGTGAAAGCAATCAGGTCCTTGCGGCGGCGATGACCCTTCCAGACGCAACGGACCGAGTGAACAAGGAGCTCAAGGCCTTTGTGAGGGGTATGGAAATTGAGCGCAGCTAGAAAATCCGTAAGAAGAATCACTAGGCTGATTGTTGCAGCCCTGACCGAAGAGTCTAAAGAGATCCCTGGAAAAGTTGACTCGGTAAGCAGGCTGGCATATCTGCTAGGCCTTGACAGGTCAATAAAAATCATTATGGAGGAAATAAAAAAGGAGGAGCATGAAACCGTCGGTAAAATTGATCTCAATGACGAAGCCCTGGAGCAGTGACCAGGATCTTGCTTTTGAGTCCCCCCTTGACCTGATTGAGTACGCCGGAAGGGTTGACTACGGTAGAAAATCCCTCGAGAAGATGGGCGACAGGGATATCATTAGGCGCTGGATAGAGTCTGGGCATCAGTCGATGATTGAAATGGTTGACGCAACCTTCGCAATTGAGTGCTCTAGGGTGGTCAGCCACGAGCTTGTCCGCCACCGACTTGCTTCATTCCAGCAGGAAAGCCAAAGGTACGTCAAGTACGACGAGGAGACTCCAGAGGCCCTCTTTTTCATGCCACCTGAGGTTGAGGCCAACGAAGAACTTGCAGAAGTCTTTCGGGGGTCAATTGAGGCTTCCCTGGCCGCCTACAGGACCCTTCGGGCTGCGGGGGTGAAAAGTCAGTTTGCCAGGTATGTGCTTCCAAACGCAACCAGAACAAGGCTTATTATGAAATCAAATTTGAGGGAGTGGAGGCATATTCTCATGCTTAGGATGCACTCATCCGCTCAGCCAGAAGCCCAAGAAATAGGTAAAATGATTTGGACCCAATTGATGCCGCATTTCCCAGAGATTTTTGGGGATATTCCGGGCATACTGGAAGCAGGATCAAGGGCAAATCGCTGAGTTTATCCGGCATTGACAAAATCTATGCGTTGCTTGTATCATCCTCGCGCATACACTGGCGTATCATACAGGGAGGTATTTAGGCATGAATAAGAACAAAATGACTAGAAAAGACGCAGTGCTTGAGCTGCTTGTGAAAAACATCAACGTATGGATTGATGGCCCAAGGATTGCCAGTCCTGAGGTTGGCGGAAGCGAAGGGCTCAAGCGCCTTCGAGAGCTCCGCGAAGAGGGCCACAAGATTGAGAACAGAAGGCACCCCAACAAGGATCGTGACGTCTGGCAGTACAGGCTTGTTGGGAACGAATTTAGACTTCCCGGAATGTGGTCTTGCTCCAGGTGCGGCGAAAGGACAAAGGAAATCCCAAAAGAGCAATCGAAGTCAAGCCTTTCCGAGAAAATGGTTTTTTTTGGATGCCTTAAGTGCCGCAAGGAAACTATTTGGAGATATACTGAGTAGCATGTATTCGCAGAACAATGAAGAAGAGATCATTATTGCCAAGTTTAGTGGCAGGACGGGGTCGTTTTTAGACGTTGGGGCTTACGACGGGGTAAATCTTAGCAACAGCAGAAGATTGGCTGAGCTTGGGTGGTCGGGAATCCTGGTTGACGGGTCCTCTTTCTCCTTTTCAAAACTCTTCGATCTTTATAGGGGAAATCCCAATATGACCCTTGTTAATGCAATGATCACTGGCGACAAAAACGCCACTGAAAGAGTCCGCCTGATGTGGGAATCTCCAAATTCCGGAGTTTCAACAATGGAAACGGAAAACTACGAAAAGTGGAAAGACTATGTAAAAAGCATACCAAGTGCAAGGGCTGAATTTTCTGAAATATATGTTCCTGTTATTACAATGAGGGAAGCCCTTGATCTTGCAAAATCAAAAAGGCCTGTTATCGAGTTTATCTCGATAGACGTTGAGGGCACATCCTCCGACCTTTCAATGCAGATAAACCCAGATGAGTTTATGACTGAAATGATGTGCATTGAGCATGACGGTAGAGTTCCTGAAATCGTTGCCCACTACGAGCCTTACGGATTTTCTGTTGCTTTACTAAATCAAGAAAATATCATTCTTGATCGTAATATTTAGCCTCTTTTTGCAGAGGTAAAGTAGAAGCCAGAGTTCCCAACGTCAGCAGCGTACACAAGGGCGTCAACAAGGTCATCGTGCTCGCTGTTTGGGAACGACATCATTTCGGACTCAAGCTGCCTGATCCCAGGGCCGCCCTTTAGGTGAAACACCTTTCCGGCCTCGTATCGTGCCGCAAGAGATCTCGATCTAAATACCTTGTCTCGTTCTGGGCGAACACCCCTGGCCGGAAGCCTGGTCTCAGTGACCATTTCTCTGACAAACGTTGACTGGTACTGAACTGCCTCAATGTTGATTTCGGTGATCCTTCTTGGCTCTTCGCCCCACACGTCTTTCTGCCCCTTAAGCCCAACATATCTGGCTGGCCAAAGAAGACGCGGACTGCTTGGGTCGTCGATAAGTGTCCCGTCCTTCTCGATGCCAGTTAGCCATTTTTGATGACCTTGCTGGATTCTGGTTCTATATGCGCCAAGAACGTAAAGATTGTGCTCCTCGTCCTCAAGAACCTCAACGGCGGCAGTGTAGTCAGATCGTTCCCGTTCCGATGCTGCGAGGTCGACCCCAACCCTTCTTGCCCCAGGAGGGATTTGATCAACATACTTAAAGTACTCATACCTAAAGATGTTTCCACCCATCGAAGTGACGTCGTTTTGATATTGCAAGTTAAAAATTGGGGTTCCTAGCTCTTCTCTTTTTTGCTCAAGGTCAGCAACGGTGTACATCTCTGGCCATAGCGGCCCTGATTCTTCAAGCGAACGTCGTAGATAGGTTGGAATCCCCTTGCTTTCAAGCTCGGCGTAAAAGTCGTCCTCATGCCACCTTGTTCCGATGTACCACCTTGTTGCACCTGGCACGAGCATTGGATCAATTACCTGCCAGTAGGTCTCACTTGCTTTAGTGCGTTGAGTCGGAGTCGCGTTTTCCCGGAGGCCCACGATGTCGTCCGCAATGAGCAGGTCGAGTCGCGGTCCGGGCTTGATAGATGTCAGGCCGTCAGCAAAACAGGTTGCATCTTTTCCAAGATTTACACCCTTGATATTCCAAACTTCGTCTGTCCACTTTCCGCCAGCAACTCCGCTTCTTGCCCATGGAAAAATCTCCGCAAAAGCAGAAGACTCAATAATTGTTTTAATTGCCCTTGATCGAGCAAGGGCGTCAGAGAGCACTGAAGTGACTACGCCAATTCGAATCTTTCCTTCGGTTAGCCCAATCATTCTTGCGGTTCTGTGAATAAGCATTGTAGTCTTTGCGTGGCCTCGTGGCATCAAAACCAAAGCTCGCTCACGGGCGTTAAGGAACTGTTCCATTTCCCTTAGGTGACGAGGGAAAATAAGGCCGCTTACATATTCCGCAAATGCCGCATCGGATTTAGTCGCTTGACCGCGAAGCCATTCCCGATACTGCTCATTACTCGGCGGGTTGGCTGCTTTCGACTTGCTTTGCTTGCGCTTCTTCGTTTCCGACATTGCTCTCCAAATCCTCTGCCCAAACCTTCAGTCTTGCCGAAAGTTCATTTGCTGTAAGGCTATCAATTTCATGAGGAGACCTTGAGATCTCAATAGCAGAGCCATCGGCTCCTGTGACCTCTTGTCTTACTGGAGCATAAGCTCCTGTCAGTTTAGCAACCTTGTCTAGTATTTCAATTTGTATCTTAAGGTATTGAACTTCCATGGCTGAGCCCCTTGCCTTTGAGGCCCCGATTGCTGCCTGCTGGCCGATCATTCTTGCCCTCTGGACGAGTTCCGCCCTGGTAAGTATCTGATCGGGCTGATCCTCGGCCCACTTCTTTCGGATGTTGCGAATGTGCTCGCGAACAGTGTGTACCGAAAGGTCGGTAGCGGTGGCTATTTGGGCAGTCGGGACGCCATTAAGAAGCAACTGCGTGATCTTCTCCCGCAGAGCGTCAATTTGGGCCTGTGGCTTTCTTCCTGGTTTTCCCATGGCGACATCATACAGCAAAGGCACAGCAAAACCAACGTATGTTGACTTTCTTATTATTTCTGCCACAATCCAGGCATGCCAGCCAACATCTATGACATTATTTTTGAGCAGGGAACCACATTTGTCCGGGTTGTGACATACACGGACGCAAACAACACGCCCATAAACATTAGCTCTTATACTGGGAGAATGAAGGTTCGAAAGTCAAAAAGCTCACCAGATGAGTATCTTTCCTTGACAAGTGGCGGTGGAGGGCTTGTTTTGCAGTCAAACGGAGAAATAGAAATAACCATCCCTGCTGTAACTTCGGCAAGAATCCCATCTGGAAACTACAAATACGACCTCGAAATCATCTCAGCATCCGGGGTTGTTACAAGGGTTATTGAGGGAGATTTTAAGGTTTCAGGAGAAGTGACAAGGTGACCGACGATTTTAATGCAATCATTACCGATGTCAACAACTCTGCTACTGTTTCCGAGTCGCAGACAACAGTTACGGCAACAACTGGAACATCCATTGTTGAGCCATCAACATATGTCCACAGTCAATCTTCCGCCTCTTCTACATGGACGATATCTCACAGCCTCGGCAGAAAGCCATCCGTAACAATTGTGGACAGTGGCGGGAACGTCCAGATAGGGGAGGTCTTGTATAACTCAGACGACCAGATTACAGTTAGTTTTGCCGCGGCTTTCAGCGGCTATGCATACCTAAACTGAGGAGATACCCGTGAAGGTCCTGACGAGTCTAACGCTTAGCAGCTTCCTAGACCTACAGAAGAATGAGCTTCGCAATGCAACCATTCAGGTTCTTGCCACCCCGCCGTCTTCGCCTGCCACGGGCCAGATCTATTACAACTCAGACTCCAATGACGGCCCAGTTGGCCTCATGGTCTACAACGGCTCCGCGTGGGAGTCTGTTGGGTCTATTGACAGTCTTCAGGGCACCGCTCCAATCCAGGTCTCCCTTGCAAATGGCGTTGCAACAATCAGCATCTTGGCTGCAGATGGCGCCGCTGCTGGCTCAATGTCCGCTGCGCACTACACGCTGGTCAATAACGCCACTGATGCAAACACCGCAAGCACAATCGTTAAGCGCGATGCATCAGGAAATTTCACTGCCGGGACTGTTACCGCAACAAGCGTAACAATCTCAGGATCTGTCACTAATGCAACCGACGCAGCCACTAAGGCATATGTTGACAGCGTTGCCACAGGTCTTGATGTCAAGGCATCTGTTCGTGTTGCGACTACCGCCAACGTTGACCTATCTGAAGCACTTGAGAATGGCGACGTAATTGACGGAGTAACGCTTGCCACTGGCAATCGAGTACTTGTTAAGAATCAGTCAACTGGCAGCCAGAACGGTATCTACGTCGTTCAGGCTTCAGGTGCTGCAGTCCGAGCAACCGATGCAGATGCTGACGCAGAGGTAACCCCAGGGCTCTTCACCTTCGTTGAAGAAGGAACAGCAAACGGAAACACGGGTTGGGTTCTTACAACTGACAGCCCAATTACGGTTGGCTCAACCGCACTGGCATTCTCGCAGTTCTCCGACTCCGCCGCCCTAACAGCTGGTTCGGGACTTACCCTCACAGGAACTGACCTTTCTGTCAACGTTGATGACTCCACCATTGAGATTTCTTCTGACATCCTTCGTGTTAAGGACAATGGGATTACCTCCGCCAAGATGGCTGACGGGTCCGTTGAACTTAACACTGCAACTGTAACCGGAACCCTTGCTGCTGCAAACGGTGGTACTGGTGTCACAACGGCATCAGACAACACCGTATTTGCTGGTCCAGCAACTGGTGGCCCTTCTGCTCCTTCGTTCCGATCACTTGTTGCTTCGGATATTCCGAACCACAGCACTGATAAGCTCACAAGCGGCACGCTTGGCGTTGCCCGTGGTGGTACTGGCGCTGCAACCTTCACCGCTGGTATCGTTAAGTCAACTGGTGGCACAGATGCGCTGACGACCGCGAGCACGGTTTCACTCACCACAGAAGTTTCGGGCACGCTTCCAGTCGCAAACGGCGGTACTGGCGCAAGCACCCTGACATCTGGTGGCGTACTTCTCGGCAACGGTACAAGCCAAATTGGCGCAACTTCAGCAGGGTCCGCCAATCAAGTTCTTCGGGTTCCGGGCGCTGGTGGATCACCTGCCTTTGGCGCTATTGACCTTGCGCAGTCTGCTGCCGTCACTGGTGCGCTCCCAATCGCAAATGGTGGTACTGGTCAGACAACTGCGTCTGCGGCCCTTGCGGCACTTGGTGGAACGACAAAGTACACCGCGCAACTTGGCGACGGTGCTGCAACGACCTACACCATCTCGCATGGTCTTGGAAACATTTGGGTCACCGCCCAAGTATTCCAGACCTCAAACGGCGAGCAAGTCTATCCAGACATCACCGTCGGATTGACAACAGGAACCCCGAACGGCACCGTTGTTCTGGACTTTGCTCAGGCACCAAGCAGCAACCAGTACAGGGTTGTTATAATCGGGTAAACCCCCGCTAGGAGGGCCCGATGCCAAAGC